ACTAATCAAACGACAGTGGGGAGCAAACCTATCTAAGTTTGATGGCGTTCAGATGCCGGGTGGTGTCACACTCCGTGGTGGTCAGTTATACCAAGAAGGATCAGCAGAGGTTGCAGCACTTGAACAACGAATGCAATCCGAATACGAACTTCCACCACACTTCATAACGGGATAATATGGCACAGAATCCATACATCAGAGATGTTAATAATGAACAGAATCTTTTAGAGGATCTGAATGCCGAGTTTATTCGTGCTCTCGGAAGAAACTGTTATTACATCCCAAGAACACTAAATGACTATGATCCAATATATGGTGAAGACACTAGGTCATCATTTGATCAGGCATATCTTATTGAGATGTATATGGAAAATCCGCAGTCCTTCGGTGGTGATGGAGATATCATAGGAAAATTTGGTATTGACCTTAGAGATAAAGCAACTTTCAGAATAGCAACACGAACATTTGAACGAGAAGTTACCAAAAGAGATTCTACCATTGTTCGACCTCGCGAAGGTGATCTAATATACTTTGTCTTATCTGACAGTCTATTTGAGATAACCTTCGTAGAACATGAAAATCCACTCTATCAGTTAGGTAATCTGTACTCATTCCTTGCATTTAGTGAATTGTTTGCCTATAATAATGAAGATTTTAATACCGGGATATGTGAAGTCGATGAATGCTTTGCGCGAGCAAGAAAAGAACTTGCTCAGATTGTCACTGTTGGTGCGTCAACAGGAACTCCAAATACGGTATCCGAGTTCTTCGAGGGTGAAACTGTATTCCAAGTTGGTAACACGTATGGTGAGTATACTAACATTGATGAAGCCACTGCGAGTGCTCAAGTTATCAGTTGGGATAGTCAAACCCTACAACTAACCCTTGGAAATATTACTGGATCGTTTGTAACATCAGATACAACATCTGCGATTAAGGGAACCGAAAGTAACGCTGAAAGGTTTGTTGGTGGTACTGGCAATGCAGACTTCTTCAGCCAAATCAATAGCGAAAGCGAAACTCTTCAGGGTGACAATGAAGATTTACAATTAGAAGTCGAAAAAGATGATCTGATTGATTTTTCTGACACAGATCCATTTTCCGGAGGTAATTACTAGTGTTTCAATATTACAACAATGAATCTCTGAGAAAACTGGTCGTTGGATTTGGTAATCTTTTCAATGACATGTATGTTGCCAAATATGATAAAGATGGTGACATCATCGAAAAAGATAGAGTTCCTCTGACTTATGGACCAAAAGAAAAGTTCATAAGAAGAATCAAAGAAGTCAGTACAATCTCCGATACTACAAGAACACGAATTACTTTACCTAGAATGGGCTTTGAAATGTTGGGTATGAGTTATGATCCAACCAGAAAAGCCAATAAACTAAGAACAACTAGTGGAACAATTTCTGATGGTAGTCAAGTATATAATTATGCTGAAGTTCCATATCTTATAAACTTTGGATTATATACTTTTACTAGAACAATTGAAGAGAATCTACAACTGGTCGAGCAGATTCTACCAATATTTGCACCAGAGTTTATTATCTCGATGAATTTCAGTGATATCAATAAAAGGGTAAATGTTCCTATTATTCTTACCAGTACAGGAATTTCAGAAATTTACGAGGGTGATTTTTCGGAAACACGAAGCATCACAACTACGTTCAGTTTCATAGCAAAGAGTTACGTATATGGTGAGCAAAAAAAATCACCAATTATCGAACAAGCAGATCTCAGATTCTTTGCAGAGGAAGATGTAGAAAATGCTGTACCGTCAGGTAAACCTGTGCCAGTGCCAGAAACACCAGAAATTACACCAGCTCCTGATACTCCTGTTATTCCTGACGCACCGAGCTTTGGAACAGGTAACGAAATAATCGATGATGCAACTCCGATTGATCCAGTGGATGCATCAGATCCATCAAAACCTGCAATAGTATACCCCATCGGAAACACGTCAATCACAGATTCTACTGGTAGTCTTGTAACAACTCCTGCAAACGGAGCGGGACCACTTGCAATAAATGGATATTATCCATTATACACCACACCAGAGTTAGCAGTTCTTGCAAGTCCAAGCCCTACATCGGTCAGAGAAAATGAAACAACTATTGGATACCATACGCACGAATTTGGTGATGTTACATATTACATGCCTAATGGATTGGGTGCAGCCCAGTTCCACGGAAACTATGAGGGGCCCGGACTAGATATTGGGTAAAGGTGAAATAATGAGTGATAAAATTTCGGAAGCTCTAGACACTTCATTCGAAGCAAAGAAACCAGAAGAAGTCAAAAAAGAGCTAATGCAAAGTAGAAAAGAAGTAAAGGTGGACATGGATGACTCAGAAAAAGACTACAACAAAATACGTACAAATCTTTACGAACTTCTTGGTGATGGTAAGGAGGCGATAGATGGCATACTTAAAGTGGCTTCTGAGGGAGATGCGCCAAGGGCATATGAAGTCGTCGCCACACTGCTTAAGACGGTGGCCGATATAAACAAGGATCTTATGGATCTGCATAAGCAGGTCAAGGATGTGAATAAAGACGAGACCGTACATAACCATAATACAACCAATGCGATCTACGTTGGGTCTACCTCCGAGCTACAGGATCTAATCAACCCTGACAGAAGTAGAAACAAAGAGATCATTGATGTTAATCATGAAGTGAAGGAAGATGACAAGTAAAAAGGGTGGATATTTAGGTAATGCAAACTTAAAACCGGCGGGGATTGGAATTGAGTTTACAAAAGATCAGGTTCAGGAGTACATGAAATGTGCTCAGGATCCTATCTACTTTATCAAGAAATACGTGAAAGTCGTATCTCTGGATGAGGGTCTTGTACCATTCAATTTGTATGACTATCAGGAAGAGATTGTAGATGCTGTACATAATAATAGATTTGTAATATCAAAGCTGCCTCGTCAGTCCGGTAAATCTACGACCATGATTTCGTATATCCTTCACTATGTTCTGTTCAATCAGAGCATGACAGTTGCGGTCCTTGCAAATAAACAATCTACGGCGAGAGAAATCCTTAGCCGTCTAAAAATGGCATATGAATATCTTCCACTGTGGCTTCAACAAGGAATTGTCGAGTGGAACAAGGGATCGCTTGAGCTTGAAAACGGATCAAGAATTATAGCCTCATCTACATCTGCATCCGCAGTCCGTGGTGGATCGTTTAACATGATCTTCCTTGACGAATTCGCACACGTTCCTCAGAATATTGCAGAGGAATTCTTTAGCTCTGTGTACCCTACGATCACCTCTGGACAGTCCACAAAGGTTCTAATGGTCTCGACCCCGAACGGACTCAATCTATTTTACCATTACTGGAGGGGAGCAACCAAACGAGAGGGTGAGAGAGGTAAGAACGAATATATTCCAATTGAGATACACTGGTCACAGGTTCCCAAGTATCCCGGTGGACCCCTAAGAGATCAAGAGTGGAAAGCTCAACAGATTGCAAATACAAGCGAACAACAGTTCCAGACAGAATTTGAGTGTGACTTCATTGGTTCAACGAACACACTGATCTCTTCGTCAAAGCTACATTGTCTAAATTTCATATCTCCAATAGACAATAACAATGATGGTTTGATGATATATGAACAACCCAAAGAAGACCATCTCTATGTAATGGCTGTAGACACCGCTCGTGGACAGGGTTTAGATTATAGTGCATTTCTTGTTGTAGACATAACGACTAGTCCGTATAAGGTTGTTGCGAGATTCAGGAATAATACGATTTCTCCGCTTGTATATCCTACCGCAATTCGGAGCGTTGGTGACAAGTACAATCAAGCCTATTGTCTGATTGAACTAAATGACATCGGAGCACAGGTCGCAGATATTCTGTACCAAGACCTTGAGTATGAAAATGTTCTACAGTCTGTATATAAAGGTAGAGCAGGACAAGTTATTGGGAGTGGTTTCGGTGGTTCACAGTCCCAGATGGGTGTCAGGACTACAGGTCCGGTCAAGAAGCTTGGCTGCTCTGTCCTGAAAAGTCTAATAGAAAACGATAAGTTACTAATAGATGATATGGATATAATCCAAGAACTCTATACATTCGTGGCAAAAGGAGCATCATTTGAAGCAGATGACGGACACAACGACGACCTAGTGATGTGTTTGGTATTATTTGCTTGGCTCACCAGACAAGAATATTTCAAAAATTTGACTGATTTGGACATCAGAAAAGACATCTACGAAGACGAAATGAAAAGAATTGAGGAAGATATTTTACCCTTTGGATTCTCTACCACAGTAGATGATCAGGAACCCTCATCTTTTTATGATGGAGAAGATTACTGGAAAGGCTCTTCCGATTCGTCCGACACTCCATTTCTATAAATACCTTAGAAACATAGAAGCCTCTCCGGGAGAGTACAATGCCAGATGTCACAATAAATCTAGATCAACAGGGGTTCATCCCCCTTGGAACCGAAGCAGCTAACATAAACTTTGTTGCAGCATTTCCAAGTTTTAACAATTTAGTTGCCGCTCTTGCGACAAAAGACGAAAGAGAACTTGGCTACATGGTAGTCCAGAGCGTTGCTGATTGGTACGCTCGTCTTACCTCGACATATACTACAGGTTGGTATATCGATGAAGACACTAATTCAGATGGAATTATCGATGAAGATGAAAGACAGAGCGTAAACGCAACACCAAATGGTAACGCTGCTGGTAACTGGCCAGACGGTCCCGATGACGAATGGAAAGCGGAATGGTGGGCTGTACACAATTATCTACGATATGGTGGAACATGTGTTATTGCAGGTCCGGCTGACAATCTAGTATCAACAGAAAACAACGCGCTTGAGACTATAGAAAATATATTTCTTGACATCGATTGTGTTTTCACAAACGATTATAGTAGAAATGAACGAATTATGACCATAGCAAATAATAGAGGTAACTGTATTGCAGTATGCCCTGTTATTATCACTAGTAAATTGGGTGATTGTGCAAATCCCAAGAACGTTCTTGGTATGCCATCCTCATCGACAGATTTGTCCAGTAGTCCAAGTAAGCTTACCTATCACATAGCAGGACAGAAATTACATCTAGGAACCTCACAGTCATATGTCATTGGAGACGAAACTTCAGACAACTTGATTTCAACACCACTAGCTTCTGATGCAGCGGGTTGTATGGCAAGAACCGTTGCTAGTGGTTCACCATATGGATCTCCTGCTGGAATTGAACGAGGCAGAGTTCTTGATGTTGTTCGACTCGAATACACACCAACAAGTAGTGACATCACTTGTCTTTCGGGTGATGGTAATAAAGTTAACTATACCAGAACTTTTCAGGGTGAGGGCACACTAATTTTCTCAGATAAAACTGGTCGCAGAGAATCACAATCTGATCCAGCTATCTTCGATTATGTCAATGTTACTAGAACGTATATCTACCTCAATCGTGCAGTATCAAATGTTGCACGAAAATATCTTTTTGAAAGAAATGATGCCGCAAATAGAGCTGCATTTGTAAACACAGCAACTCCAATACTGCGAAGTGTTCTTTCAGCAGGTGGTATTACTGAATATAGCATCATATGTGATAGCGTCAATAACCCACAAACAGTTATTGACGACAATGGTTTTGTTGTAGATTTACTAATCACACCTACTAGAAGCGTGCAAACTGTAGCTCTTAGGATTACTGCAAAGTCTGGAACACAAGCTATTCCTAATACAT